TTAAACATTCATTAAAACATCACTATAACCTTCCAAAGAATCAAACCACTTAATAGCAACAAAGTCATTCTCATAATCACATTTAGGAACTATACCACCAAAATCTTGATGAACAATCTCCGGAGTTCTAAGACCTTTTGAATTTAAATAGCAACATGTATGCAAAGGAAGAGAGACCAAATCTTTTGTAATATATTTAGTTATGTAAAGAGCAGCAGCATCCATATTTCGGATTGGTTCAACCGTCGTAAAACCAAATCTTTGTGAAAATTCACTAAAATCATAAACCTTTAAACCTTTATCAAGCTGATTTAAAATATAAACAGGAAGCTTAGAATAAGTCATAACAGCTTGTCCGTTACTTTTGCAAGTAACAATATAATCACCATTAGACCTAAAAGGGGTAAATTCATACAAATCAAAATCTCTTATACCCTTCACAAGCCCATGAAAATGTATAGCGCCGTCTTGATGAAACTCAGGTACAAGCAAATAACAAAAATCCGGATTTTTGCGATTCTTATAATTGTTGAAAAATTTACCCATGCGCTTTTTGACCTCTTTCAAATCATATCTATCTATATTTTGATCACTAAATGTAAAAGTAACAAAATATTCCCATTCATTGCAAAATGCATAATCTCTAACCTTGGTTTTTACTCTTGCTATATGATTCAATCTTTTTTCTCCTTCCGTTAACTCAAATAAACTTTCTTTTTCTTCAACTTCTTCCTTCTCAACAAATTTTAATTGTTCTTCAGGTGATATAAACCTCTGCTTATGAAATATAATTTTATACGGATTTTGTGCCTTGTTGGGATAGTAATATACGTTACAATCTCCATATAATCTCATACCATAACATTAATATCCTAATTTTTTCAAAGAATCAAGAACGGAACAAAGACGCTCATACTCTGTACTAGAAATAACACCAGCAAGAGCAAAACCAGTAATAATACCAGACATAACACCAAGACAATACCGATTAGAAAAATCATTTAAATAAATATTAACATAACCAATAAGAATATTAGAATTAACAAATTCAGGTTTGTTAAAAAAATTAATTTGAAACTCCATTTTCAAAATTTCTATTTCAAAATCTTTGTTTACTTTAATACCTTTACTCATATTTTTTTTCTCCCTTCCTACCAACTACTAACAAAGTCGACAGCTTCCTTCAAAGAATCAGCTTCAAAATCAATATCATCATATTCACCTTGACAGATGATAAATTCCGCAGTAATGCAATGTTTTTTCATATCACTATCAGATAGCTGCTTAATCTTATAGCGCTCACCCTTTAACAATCCAGTCCTTATAATTCCTTGTTTTACAGTTTTAATAATTTTCATCTCCCTTCTTATATCGCTATAGATATATTTAATTATATAGCCATAGAGATATATTGTCAAGAAAGATTTACTCACGGCTGCAGCAAAAAACGAAAAGTAAACATTTTACATGTTTTTTATACAACCAAATGGCGACCAGCGGAGAAACAAAAATTACTTTTAGTAAAGTCAGAGAGCTGAAAATAATTACGAAAAGAAAATGAAGGTAAATATTAAAAATTAAAATTTAAATGTTGAACATCAAACCTATGAGTAAATAACGGTACTAAGTCTAGTATTGCATGAACCATGCCAACGAGACCCCTCAGCTGAGAATCAGATTTAAAACAATACAACAAAATCATTGAAAATTCAAAGAAAAATATTTTTACAAAGATGAAAAAGAGGGCACTTTCCTAATTTTTTGAGCGCAATAATAATTAAACAAAAATTCATGGAACCACAAAATGCGTCTCAAAACAGGAAAGTGAAGGTATAGTTAGTTCCTAACTATATTTAATTAGAATGGGGGAAGACCCCCAAACCCCCTATAAAGAGTTAAGGTAAGTTTAACACTTCGATGTATCTAAGCAGAACTCCATCCGCTTCAAATAAGTTATCTAATGTACTAAAAGTTAACGTAATTGAAACGTTACGTTTCCGCTGGGTTATCACCCTGAAAGCCGGAACGAATTTTATGGCTTTTAAAAGGAAAGGTGAGGTTATCGTCAAGTCAGACTTAACGATTGCAACCAAACTTGCAAAAATACAGATATTTAAGACCGGATGCAAAAGGATCACACAGCAGCTTAAGCAATTATTGCAAGTTTTAATGCAATTAATAAAAAGAACTGCCCCCCTGCATAAAGCAGTGGGGGCAGTTTTCTAATTTTATTTTATATTTACAAAAGGAATCTTTTTCACTACATACATGACAAGCTTATACAGCTTGTCAAAATTAAGGATAGCAACAAGTATAGGAACAGCAGTCTTTAGTGTCACTGGTCGTATGAACAAATATATCAACTGCAAATTGTTAAATATGTACCCCAAATACGTATTGACAGAGTTCTTAAAGCTTTCGGGGAAATAAGGGAGTGTTATCCACCCGAAAAGCAATTCAAATATCGAATATATACCGTTGAAAATACCTTCTATAATCATAGTTTAAACACCTCATTAGCTTTCTTACTTAAGAGATAGACGAGACCAAATACAACTATTACATCAACGACAACCAAGTAAGCCTGACGAAGCTGACCAAAAGCACTCATGCCGAATACAGAATTAAAGTCAAAAGTATATGCAGGAAAGAAAGTATACATAATACCTTGTATATTAACCTGTAAAGCCGGGACATCTATAACTATACTTCCTGAATCAGGTATATTCATATAACTGTTTGCGAAAAGGATAAGCAACTCTATGGGATAATCAAGAAGACCGAGACGATCACCAATGAAATTTTTAAGGTTATTAAAGTAATTTGTAAAAAAGCCAGCTGAAGGAATGAAAAGACTCAAAAATAGATTTTTCAATGCTTCCAACAATCCCTTAAGCCAATCAAGGATAGCTTTCAACAAAGACCATAAATCACCTAAAATAGGTATATCGGTTATTGGTGGATTCTCACTACCTGAACCCGCATCAGGGTCAACGCTGGTATCAACATCCGGCACATCTAATTCAGTAGACGGACTAAGAACAACATCAGTAACATAAGGAATATCTTCATTAGTGTCAGGGTCATCATTTAATCTAGTATTAGTACCTACATCAACATCCCATGTAGCAGAAGAAATTCCTACAGCTCCGATTACTCTTTCTGCAGATGTTTCAGAAACATCTTCACCCCAAAACCCCGAATCTAAGGCGGGTATATTAAGAGGAACTGAATAAACATCATTAGAAAGAACCTTATAACCTTGATACGTAAGATTCATTATATCTCTAATATCTAAATCATCCGTGTAATACGAAGTGCTTCTCAAATCAACATTAGTGTAATCATAAATAGCATCAATTATATCTTTAAGCTTAACATTTGCATTTAAACCATTGCCTTGCTTAGATTCAACAGAAAATATAGTTTGCCAAATTCCGAACTCATAATAACTAACCTCAACTTTAGCATTACCACCATAATTATTAGAACCATTACCGGGAAAATTTATTTTTTGCAAAACTGAATCAGTAAAACTAGTATATATATTAAAGCCTGACTGATCAGGCCGGTAACAATAATTTCTACCTTGATAACTAAATTTAAATTTACCTGCAACAACATCAGAATAAACATAGTAAGAATTATTCTGCCATAAAAGCTCATTAAAAAGGTAAGCAACACCAAAAAAAGAAAAGAAATCATAATTAAAATCAGATTTTAAAACAAACATAGGATATTGAGCATAACCAGACTTCGAAGAGGTGTTTGTAACATAAACACGAGATAAAGTATCATCATAAATATCACCATATGAATTACTAAAATTATACAAAGATTTTACAGAACTTGCAAACATATGACCTATACCAATATCATACAAATCTTTATATGTACTACCAAATGTGCCTGCTTGCCTTTGCGCCCTAACTTCTGCTGACAAAGAATCAAGTTCTAAATCTGTATAGGTAGTACCAAGAGCAGTATTAATTTGTTCTGTTGTCATGTCAGTAAATGTTTTGGCTATAATCGCTTTTGACTGCTTAGGTATAGAACGCATCAGAGCAGCAGAATTAGCAGATAATTCATCTATTTTCTTTTGAACTGCATTAACCGCTATAGAAGCAGTGTCAGAAATACCCTGTAAAGAGTTTTCCATCCTTATAAGCATATATGCAGCAACAGGCAATACATATTTAGCAGCTGCATCATCTATTGTGGCTTCAAATGCATAAGCTAATGAACTTTCTACACTAAAAAAAGCAGTCAAAGGCAAGAATAATAGTAACAAAAAAGAAAGCAAAAAACACAAAAAGCACCTAATTTTCATAGATACACCACCTTTACATAGGAAAGGAAAGCGCATATTACAAACAAATATACTAACGACAAAACAAACAAAGTTTTAGTCATCTAATCACCTCCGGTTAAAAAATTCTTTTACTATTACGAAAGTTACAAAAATTGAAAACAGAGCAGAGAGAACTAATAAACTATTATTTACCTTAACTAAATCCTCATGAAGACGTAGAAAATTCTCCGTATAATCTATTGATTCGTATGTTTCATAATAAACAGTTCCCGGGACGTCCTCAAAATCTTCTTGTAAATCGAATTCTAATTCTTCATTCATAGTTCAACCCTGCTTCCTGTAACAAAACTAATAAACAACCGCAACATTTTTGCTAACACCGCAAATAGTATAGAAATAGGAGCTACTGCACCCATGAACGCTACTGCTATTTCTAACGCTTCTCCAAAACTAATTATTTCAACTTCCAAAAATACTACCCCCTTCAACTACATTTATTCTTTGACGTCCTTGCCATTCGTTCCGGTAACGTCTCATTTTTGCATATGTATCATAACTTGTATAGATGTCTGGAGTATGAAAGAACATAAATGATTTTGATTTATCGACTACAAGTTTTCCGTTTTCTTCTCTGGTATTTTCTCCGTCTATAAGCACATTTTTTTGAAGTACCTGAAAATAGTTTGAACAAAGTACAACATTTTTTATCTGTTCTCTTAAAGGCTTTGCCATACGACCATAAATCTGAGATGTACCGACTATGTGTTTTCTTTGTTTTCTTTGCTGAGAAATTTCAGTCATAATTTCTATGTCTATGTTTTTTGATTCTAATGAATTAAATTCCAAATGAATCTCATCTATGAAGTAGAGGACACCATATATATCATTTTCTATATTCTTAAGGCAATCTATTCCGTCATATTCTATATAATTATTAGACTGCGGTAAACCTTCTATCATGACGTTGCTAACAAGAATACACCGAGGATACATATCCATAATCTTTTTAACATATTGGACAGCACTAAGGGTTTTACCGCTTCCCTGTGGTCCGCAAAAGACGAGAAGTCCGGAAGGATTGAAAAAGTTAGGATGCTCTTTCATATAATCTATTTTAAATTTTACTGACCTGAATACGTCTTTGATTTTTAAACTACCGTTTAAAGCTGTTTCTAACATATCTGAACACCTCCAAAAATAAAAGAAAGAGGGGTAAAAACCCCACTTCCTACAGCTTTATTCTACCACGAGTGAGGGCAGCCAAGAAGCTACTAACAGATTTACGCGCTCCAAACCACAAGAAGAAAAATCCTACTCCCGCGGTTACTATACCCGCTAATATACTTGCAACATCAGCTACAGATATCGCACCAGTCAGAGAAGAGAGGACTGACTGATAAGCAGTTGGATCAGGTTCAGCAGCTAAAGCAGGTACGGTAAAAATTGAAGCTATTGCCATTGTTAATAAACCTGTCTTTTTAACATTGTTTTTAATTTTCTGCATTAAAGCCATTATAATACCTCCACATTTAATTTATAAATAATTTGCAAATTATTTTTTAGTTGATAAATCAGGAAATTCAAGCTTTACTTCTGAAAGGAATTTCACATCAGAGAGTTTAAGCTGAACCTGACCTTTTGCATCTGCTTTAATATCAAAGCTTGCCTCATACAATCCGGGAACTTTTGTTATATTTTTTCCTTTGTCTAGAGAGATTGAAGATTTTGAAAATCTCATGCCTCTTTCATCATTATTGGTCAATGGAGATAAGTCATCTGTAAGTAAATAACTAAGGCTCACACCTTCGTTAAAACCTGTCTTTTGGTCGTTCTCCATGCGATAACCTTTTGCAAATACTAAGACAATATTTTGTTTCATGTGTACAAATCCTCCTATTTGATTTTTTTATTTTAATTCTTTATAGAACAAGCAATTTTTAAGCTTGTCATAGTCTTGTTGTTTTATGTCATTAAGTTTTTTGTATCCTTCCTGAATTTTGCATGACATGAAGTGAGAGCAAGGCGGACATTTTGTATTGATTAGAATTCTTATATCGTTTCCACTCATGATTTTTTCTCCCTTGATTTTTTTTTAAGCCTTTAAATGGCTTTATTTGCGATTTTTGCACCTAAATGGTATAATGTATCATTAATTTACCTTTCTAAAGTATAGAGAGGAACAAAACAGAATAAACTATATCTATAGCGATATTATATAGCCATAGAGATATATTGTCAAGAATAAAAAGAAGGGGGGTGATAAAGGTGTATAAAGAATTCAGAAAAAGACATAATTTAACCCAACCACAATTAGCAAAAAAATTAGAAATATCACAAAGTGTAATAAGTGACTGGGAAACAGGAAAAAAAGACCCAAACATACATACACTAAGAAAAATATACAGAGTGTTTGGAATTGAAGAAATTGAATTCATAATGAAAGGAGAAACAAAAGAAAACATTGAAAATCCGTAAAAAAAAGACCCCTTACTAAATAGCAAGGAATCAACTCATTTTATGTCGCAAAATAGTTATTTTGCGACATAAACATCATTAAAGATGGCATAGGGGCTCCAAATTAGCTCTGATATCGAACTTTTACTGCTTTTAGCTTTTTTCATCGATTAGCAAAAATAATTTTTAATGTTTGATAATCTTTGGTTCATTCAATTCTTTTTATATTAAAAATATTTTTTGTATTTAATAAATTGATTATTTAATTCATGAATGATAAAAAATTTATATTTACTATATATTGTATTAGATATTTTATCTTGCTTATTGTCTTATAGTTTATTAAATGTTTTAAAATCAGAACTGTCTTTAAATAATAAATATCTCAAAAAATATGAGGCTTTAAAATGCGTTTTAACAAAAGTTATTTTATTCTTTGACCCAATATACCTTGTAATATTTTGTGAAACTTATTATTTTGCGGTTTGTTGGGCTAATGGATAGATTTATTGATGAAATATGGAATTTAATGATAAATGGATATCTTTTGTCGGTATTATATTCAATAATATAAATTATATATCTACGTCGCTAAGTTGCTTCATTTTTGTTATAAATGGTGAATATTGATTAACAGAGAACAAATTCATAAAATAGCTTGTCTTTTTATACAAATTTATATATAATTTAGTAAGAAGATTTTGCGACATTTTTAATAAGGAGAAAATTATGACTATAAATTACAATGACCTCTGCCCTGCTCCGCTTAGTGATTTTTTGGAATATTCTTTATCAATCAAAGGCAGATCAGAAAAAACTGTAAGTGAATATTATCTTGATCTCAGAACCTTTTATAGATTTTTAGTAATCAGGTTTAAGCTATCCCCTAAGATTAAGGATTTTGAAAATATTGATATTAACCTCGTTTCCCTTGATACGTTGAAAAAGATTAGAATTATGGATCTTCATTCCTTCATTGCGTACATAGACAGAGAAAGAAATAATTCAAACAGGACCAAAGCTCGTAAAATTGCCTGCTTGCGTTCCTTTTTTAAATATTTATACTCTATTGTTAAACTGATTCCTGAAAATCCTGCTTTGGATTTAGAAACTCCTAAGAAAAACAGTCGCCTGCCTGTTGCATTAACTTTGAACGAATCAAAGAATTTATTGACATCAATTTCCGGCTCTAATGAAAAACGTGACTACGCAATAATTACATTGTTTTTAAATTGCGGTCTGCGTTTATCCGAGCTTATAGATATAAATATAGATAAAATTAAAGGTGATACTCTTACTGTTGTCGGAAAAGGAAATAAGGAACGAACCATATATTTAAATGATGTTTGTGTAAAGGCAATTGAAGAATATTTGGAAGTTCGTCCGGACGCAAAGCCGGGTCATGAAAATGCTCTTTTTATAAGTAACCGAAAAACACGCTTTACTCAAAAAGGTGTACAGCATATGGTCAATAAATACCTGAAAGAATCAGGACTATCCGGAATGAAATATTCACCGCATAAACTCCGCCATACTGCGGCGACATTGATGTATCAATATGGACATGTTGATATACGTGCCCTGCAGGAAATTTTAGGCCACGAAAGTGTTTCAACTACACAGATATACACACATATTGACAAGGAACAGCTTCGTGATGCCGTTAAACAAAATCCATTAAATAATGAACATTAG